GTTGCCCACCGCTTTGGTGATGGCAATCATGGCCCAAGCGCCAAGCACATTGTCAATCTGAAAGCCACGCAGTTCATCGGCGGTAAACTCTTTGCCGCGCCAAGTCTGTAGGTCTTTTCTCAGGGTGGCCTTCTCAGCCAGAGACAGTGTGAAGTTCTTGCTGATTGACATAGGTTCACCCTTGGTCGTGAGCAATGGTTTGCCTTCATCGTCTTCGCCATGAACCTCAAATTGCAACATGACCTTCTGCAAGTTCTTGACCTGCCCAAGGTACTCACTCTTCTGTGTGCCAAGGTCAACGATGCGGTAGCATCTTGCCAAGTACATCCCCGGTGGCACAGGGGTAAAGGTTCCGCCGCCACTTTCTTTCGCTATTAAAGCCATGATTCGCTCCTAGTTTCGGTTAAATTTGACCTTCTGGTCACCCCGCATTCAAAGCGGATAGTGTCCCAGTCAGCCCTCATTGCAACGCCTGTCTCAGCCCGTTCTAGGGCTTCCTCAAGCATCTGTTGCCTCTCCAGCATCGCTTGGTTGAACTCTGCTTCGCTGTACATACGCCCTCCTTCGCTGTTGGTGTTGGTATCATACACAAATTAACTTATTTTGCAATAGTGCTTGCACAAATGATTTTTTGGTGTATGATCAAGTTTCACCAACACTAAGGGGCCACAATGACATTGGAAGAATTTTTTGAAGACAAGCCGCGAGGATCGAAGATCGCGCTGGCGCGACACTTGGGCATCACCAAGCAGTGGATGGCGGCAATCATCACGGGGCGCGGGCTGGCAAGTGCAGAGGTATGCGCCGCGATTGAGCGGTACACGAAGGGCAAGGTGTTGCGTGCAACCCTGCGGCCTGACATCTTTGGAGAAATTAAGTGATCTGGTACAAATTCTATCTGGGCGACTACATTACACACACCAACCATCTGTCGGACGCCGAAGACTTGGCATACCGCCGCCTGCTTGATCTGTACTACATCAGCGAGAAGCCAATCCCACTTGAAACCGAATCGGTTGCACGCAAGATACGCCTTGATTTGGACATAACCGAATCGGTTTTGGGGGAATTTTTTGACAAGGGTGTTGACGGGTATCGCAACAGTCGTTGTGACATGGAAATCGCGAAGTATCAACATCAAGTCGAAAATAATCGACAACTCGGAAAGCGAGGCGGCAGGCCGAAGAAAACCGAATCGATAACCGAACCGAAACCGAAGGTTAACCCTAAACAGATACAGATACAGAATAAGAATACATCGTCGGTTGCACCGACAACATCGCGATTTGAAGACTTTTGGTCTGCTTGGCCTTCGTCAAAAAGGAAGGTGGCCCGCGCAGAATGCGAGAAGAAGTGGGACAAGCACAACCTTGACATGGTTGCCGACATCATCATTTCGAGTGTCAGCAAGTTGAAGCGCACCGAGCAGTGGACGACAGGGTTTGATCCTGCGCCATTGACCTACATCAACCAGCGGCGCTGGGAAGATGACTCAGGCGAACAGCAAACAACAAGGAGAGTCATATGAACCGCGACATTTTGCACTCACTTGCAAATAAGGCTGGTTTTGGTGAATTGATGAGCCAGCCCCAATTTGTTGAAATTTTGGCTCGTTATACAAACTTGCTACAACAACGAATGCAAAAAGATGACCAGTCAATTCCTAAGTTTAGGGTTTGCATTGAGATTAAGTCTATGACCCCAAAAGGCTTGGTCAAAATAAGGAAGGACATTGACAGTAAGGTTTTTGAAACCATGCCAGTCGAGTTGTTGGCTGATTGTTTTGGAACTATTGCTGTTGAGTTTAGGGAGCAAACATGACCCCAGCCGAGCGTTTTGTTTCGCGTCTAGGCAAGGTCAGGGGCCGCAACGGTTCTTGGACTGCTCAGTGTCCAGCACACGAGGATAAGTCACCATCGTTGTCAGTTCGAGAAACCGAAGATGGCCGCGTGCTGGTGCATTGCTTTGGCGGTTGCGATGTTCAGTCAGTGCTGGGTGCAGTTGGCATGGACATGACCGACCTATTCCCAGATCGGCCAGAGCGGGTGGACGGCCAGCCCAGCCGACAGGTCAAGCCAGCCTTCTACGCCAGCGACCTCTTACGCATTGCGTCGTTTGAGTGTCTCGTGGTGATGATTGCGGCATACGACATGGCAAAGGGCAAACGACTCAGCAATGAGGATATGGATAGACTAAAAGTGGCACAACAGCGAATTGAGGAGGTAGTGGTTTATGCAGGTGTCTGAAATACAAAACCGGGCCAAGGAATTGGACGAGGCGCGTCGCATTCGGATTGTCAAGCCCGATGAGGTTGACTTCGAGAAGTACATCAAGGCCAACGATGTCGGCCAGAAGGTGCGCGGCGCTATGGAATTTTTAGAAGAGGTGCGCGAAGACTTCATCAACCCGAAGGAGGAGCCGCATCAAACAATGCCGTGGCCGAAGACGCACCAAGGTTTTAGGTTCCGTGCAGGCGAGGTGACCTTGTACGCTGGTGGTAATGGTGGTGGCAAGTCGATGGTCACTGGACAGATTGCGTTGCATTTGATCAAGCAGGGCCAGCGCGTGATGATTGCGTCGTTTGAAATGAAACCCAAGCGCACGCTGACGCGAATGCTTCGCCAGTTTGCAGGCGAGAACATTTACAACCCAATGTATGTGAACAAGCAACAGCACCTGATGGACTTGGTCACAAGGTTGCAGGACTTTTCGCACGGCAAGTTGTGGCTGTATGACCAGCAGGGAACCGTGACATCGCAGCAGGTCATTGCGGTGGCTCGTTACAGCGCGGTTGAGTTGGGTGTGCAGCACATCTTCATTGACTCGCTGATGAAGTGTGTGTCGGGTGAAGACGATTACAACGCGCAGAAAATGTTTGTCGATGAGTTGACTTCACTTGCGCGTGACCACAATGTTCACATCCATTTGATCCATCACATTCGCAAGTTGGCAAGTGAAGAGATTCAGCCAAACAAAAACGACATCAAAGGCTCTGGCGCGATCAGTGACCAAGTTGACAATGTGTTGATGGTCTGGCGCAATAAAAAGAAAGAGCATCAAGCGCAGACAGGCCCAGTCGATCCAATGATCCCTGACGCCATGTTGATGTGCGAGAAGCAAAGGAACGGCGAGGCCGAAGACTGGTACTCGCTTTGGTATCACAAAGACAGCCAGCAGTTTGTTGAGTACGACAACAGCGTGCCGATGTCTTTTGACAATGGAGGAAGGTTTTGAATGAAGAAGGCAAAGGAGAAGATGAGCATCGGCATCGCTGTCTCGTTCGATGGGTCATACAAAAAAGACTTCAAGATCGTGACGGTGCTTACAAGTGGCTCCACGGCTACCGTGACCACTTGGGGCAATACAAAAAAGGATGGAACGAACTACATCCCAAGTCGCGTGTTGAGGGGGATGTTCGAGAACAGTGGACAAAGGGTAATCGAGGAAACGAAGGAGAATGGAAATGAATATATTTGAACAGGGCAAGACCCTATACACGCAGAACGAATTCAATGATGCCTTGGCCGAAGCGAAAGCGGAGATCATGGCGATTGCAATTCAAACCAGTAAGCAGGCAATTTTAATCGAGCGCCAAGCCTGCGCAGAGGTGTGCAAGCGCCTTGCAGAGCAGGGGGATGAGGGTGAGTTGTCACAGGCGCTCTTTGATGCCGCCTTGGCGATTATGAATCGCATGAGACCATTTAATGATTGAGATCACACTGCCTTGGCCTCCATCGGTCAACACTTACTGGCGCAATTTTGATGGCCGCATGATCATCAGTGCAAAGGGGCGCGAGTACCGTGAGACCGTTGGTGACCAGATGACGCTGCAAAGGATGGTCAAGCATTTCACTGGCCCACTGCGTGTAGTCATTGAGGCATGGAGGCCAGATAAAAGACGCAGGGACTTAGACAACCTGCTGAAGGCAACACTCGACGGACTGGCTCACGCTGGTGTGTACGAAGACGATTCACAGATCGTTGACCTGCGTATTTACTGGGCACCAGACATTGGTGGGATGTTAAAAATCAAGATCGAGGAGATCGAATGAAACAAGAACCAGAATGGATTGACATCGTTGCATTGATTGCGATGCACGCGCTGTTGCAGGTAGCGCCAAAGAACGCACGGGTTGAAGAGATCGCAAACGAGGCGTACATCCAAGCAGAGGCA